CGGCGTTGCTTGCTTTCAGACCCGCAATGTTCTCTTCGCGAGAAGCAATGATATCCAAAACGTCTTGCTCAAAAGAAAAAGTATTTTTAGTCATGGTGTAACCTCCAAATGAAAAACTCTGTTTCGGCCTTTTGGCCTCTTCAGGGGCAGTGCACACTGCCCGACAGAGCCTTGCCGCCATAGGACTGGAATCAACCGTGTACCTCCGAACGGGTGGAAGATTAGGGTGGCTGGCATCACGCACACCGTCTTTCAGGGTGCAAGCCAGCGAGAGCCTGTCTCGCCTTGTTATTGCGCTTTGTTTGCCGCTAGCGTTGCGGGGCGGGGGGTGTCGGACGCGCCGCGCGCCCCCCGAAGTCATGCCCCGTTATGCCTGAGACAGATGTTACTGTCAACACCTTTTTTCATTTTGTTACAAAGCAAGGGTGAGCAAGGGTTTGCGCCGATATAAAATTGTTCCATGAAACTTTTTTTGATACACTGGTGACAGATTTAACGGGTTAAACCCCGCACCAAGCGAAAGCGCAGGGAAGGCGATACAATGACCAACCAAGACAAACCCAAACACCTCACACTGGTGACAGACAGCCTGACAGGTAAGCAGGAATCCTTTGCCCAGAAAGTAGCGGCAGGGGCAGTGCTATCAGATGCCTACAGGGAGGCTTACAGCGCAGAGAACATGAAGGACAGCACGGTATGGTCGGAGGCTTGCAAACTTGCACAACACCCCAAGGTTTCCGCAAGGGTAAAGGCGATACAGGCCGATATCGAGGCTGACCATCGCACGCGGGCGGCTAGGCGGGAAGAATACGTTTTGAAACGGCTCCAAGAAGAGGCTGAGGGGGCTGAGACAGACGGGGCAAGGGTTCGGGCACTGGAATTGCTGGGCAAGAGTGTCTCACTGTTCACTGACCGCGTGGAGACCGACAGCCAGACTGAGCGCACTGCGTCTGATATCGAGGCTGAGATACTCAGGACACTGGACAGGCTGGGCGGCGATAATAAATAAAGACACGAGACCCCCACCCCTCCCCTACCCCCCTATATAGATAGAGTGCTACCCACGCATACTACATGATGTTCCGCTCACCCGATGAGATATTACCTCAAATAGCGGATTACACCTTCTTCCCAGTCTTCGATTGGGCATGAAAAGCCAAATATCCAGATGTATCTGTTATTGTTACCTGTAACTTTTTCGACTTGGTGGTAGTGGTTAGTTGCTGCGTAGCAGTGAAGCTCTCTCTCCTCTGGTAGGAAAGTCTTATCACCTACGGTTAGGAGTCCCCCACCCTCAGAATTTTGCAAAACAATATTGAAACGGATTCCGTGCCGCCCTGTAGGGTGTAATATATGGTCTTTATGTGTGGTTGTTCCCCCTCCGGGGTAGTGTACAACGCAAATCATGCCCTGGCCGCCCCCAACATGCTCTATGACGGACTTTGGTGTAAAGGAAAAGCTATCCCTTATGCGTGATTGTATATCGAATGCTAGATTAGGATAGGAAACCTTGTTAGCAACACGACGTGTTGTTCTCCTTAGATGAGTATCTGCCCCACTATTTGTTGTTCCCCAACTAAAGATTTCGGGATTTTTCTCATTATCCTTCATCCACTGGAGCAGGGTCCCCCTTTCTTTTTCTGATATGAAGTTTGGTATGCGTTCAATTCTCATGAAATCACCTAAAAAGGCCTAAGATTCCTAGACAGGGCATCTTCATATAATTTGAAATCATCAGAGTAACGGTCCAACACCTGTTCAAACCTACTGTTCTCCGTTACATAAGCCGTACCCATGAACGGCTCCGTCTCATTCTTGAGTGGCTCTTGAGACAATGTGCGCTCACCAATAAAGTCGCAGACCTCGTCTAAATGTTCCAGGGCGAATACATGCACACCCTTGTATCTTGCGCCTTCAAGCCACCATGACTGCGCCGTAAGACCAAATGCGGTACTTTTTCTTACAGTCACCTTGCCATTAACGATTGATGACCTTATCCATCGAAGCTCCCAATCCCGCCTTGTCTTGAGAGATTCGTCAGCAACCGCAACTGGAACAAACGGAGAAACGGTGTTCTTGGATAGTATTTGGTCGAACACCCTATCCACATAAACCTCTGGTTCTATTTGCTCGTAAAGCCTGACAAACGCATATCTGATTGCACTAATCAACCTATCTCTAGGGTTCCGCACCACCGTGAAAAAGGTTACTGGGTTGGGGTGGTCCTTTGTAATCATGGCGGCGTCAAGATAACAGGGGTGGCTGAAGGTCTGCATCTCCCTTTCACCCTTGCCGTACCGTCTACCCAGAATCTCCTTAACGGTCTGCGTGCCTGTCTTTGGTATTGGAATGAAGAATGTATCCCATTTGGGTATCCAAACCATTACTTGATACTCCTGTAAAAGTACCAGTCCCTGTGATACCTTTCCATCATTCTATCAAATAACTTGTGCCCTCGCACCATTTCTTCTGTTACAGGTTCTTGATTAAATCCAGTTCTTCGGGCAAATTCAGCGTTATCGTTTTTGTGTGGCATTTGATTCACTTGAACTCCATTTTCATTAAGCCAATTAATCAAATCAGATAAATTGTCCATTTTGAAAAGAGTGACATCCACTGTAGAACCCTCAAGCCAAAATGCCTGACCGGAATAAACAAAGCTGGACATTCTGCCGAACCTTGTTTTCTTCCACCTTTGACGCCAATCGTTGTTATTAATTTTTGGATATGTATTAGGAAGCGTTGGGAAAGCGGCCATTTCATATCGCAGTGAAGATATCGGATAAACAGACTTAATCTTTGTCAATTCAGTTATAACTGCATCAACATACTCTGCCGGGTCCCCTATGGTTTTTAACTGTTGACAGTGATGGAGCCAAGCATAACGTATGGCACTAACCATCCTATCATCGGGCTTCCTCACTATCGAGAAAAACTTAGGCGGCTTACCAGTGTGATTTTCTAAAAATTTTTTTGCGTCTAAATAAGTTGGGTGTCCGCCCCGGTCTTGCCTATCTTCGTACCGCTTGAAAACTTGCCTGACGCTCTGCGTACCAGTCTTGGGTATGGGTATGAACCATAACCCCTTATCCCTAAGCCACATGGCCCCTCCGCCCTTAGTTATATAACTATATTTTATTTAGATAATTATAAATAGCTAGACTAGTGTAACTAGTTATATATAACTATACTCAAGGGGACGCAAGTTTTTTGTGTCAGGGGGTGAGTAGAGCATTGTCCTCCCTCGGCTCCTCACCCCCGTATTTTAAGAGGACAAGGGGGCGATATGTCCGATGAAGAAAACAAAGTACTGTTATTCCCCGGCACCGCAAAGCCCGAGAGTAATGATGAACTAACGCACGAAGCTATAGACCCGAAAGAAATGCTAAAAGCCATCTCAGAAGAAATCGGGATGAGCGAAGTTATAGTCTTGGGGTGGACAGATGACGAAGAGTTATTTATGGCTACTTCACATCCAAGCTCGCCTGAGATAGTATGGCTCCTAGAGTTATCAAAATCTATGTTTGTAAATAAATCAATTAATGGGCAATGAAAATGAAAAGGTGCTTCCGTTGTAGCGAAAAGCCGTGCGACCCGAAAACGTGTTCATGCCCCTGCCACAAAGAGGACAATGATGGAAAGCAGTCTATCTGAATACTTGGTACTGACGCAGTTAGGTTTTATGGGCTTCCTGTTTGGCTGGGCTATGCCACGGGGGAAGTACCTTAAAGCATTGCAGCTTCGTTTACTCCGCTGGCTAATTCATTTTTTTAAATAAATGGAACTCTCTGAAATAAGAGACAAGCTACACTCCATGCCTCAGCATGAGAGAGAGCGTGTATTGGAATTATTGACGGAGCTTGAGGAGGCAAAATCAAAAGAGAACGCCCGCACCGGGTTCCTGGATTTTGTTAGAATGATGTGGCCCAGCTTTATTGCTGGAGACCATCATAAAATTATGGCCGATGCATTTGAGCGTGTATCTAGGGGCGAGTTAAAGCGCCTGATTATCAACATGCCCCCTCGACATACTAAGTCTGAATTTGCTTCTTATCTGTTCCCGGCCTGGTACCTGGGGCAAAATCCCGAGAAAAAAATTATTCAGACAGCACACACCGCTGAGTTGGCCGTTGGCTTTGGTCGTAAGGTTCGTAATTTGATTGGTCAGGAGGACTTCCAAAATGTTTTCCCTGGCATAAGCCTATCAACGGACTCGAAGGCTGCTGGTCGTTGGAACACAAATAAAAAAGGCGACTACTTTGCTATTGGTGTCGGCGGTGCCGTGACGGGTAAGGGCGCTGATGTTCTTGTGATTGATGACCCACACTCCGAGCAGGATGCCCAAATGGGGGCCTACAATCCTGAGGTGTACGACAGGGTCTATGAATGGTACACCTCCGGCCCACGGCAGCGCTTGCAGCCGGGTGGTGCGATTATTATCGTTATGACTAGATGGTCTACAAGAGACCTGACCGGGCAAATAATCAAAAATTCTACACAGCGCGAGGGTTCCAGTGAGTGGGAGGTCATTGAGCTTCCAGCAATACTTCCATCAGGAAAAGCCCTGTGGCCTGAGTTTTGGGAACTTGAAGAGTTGGAGGCACTGAAGGCAGAACTGCCCATATCAAAATGGTCGGCGCAGTACCAACAAGACCCGACATCCGAAGAGGGTGCGCTTATTAAGCGCGAGTGGTGGCAAGAGTGGGAGCATGAGTCGCCACCCCAATGCGAGGCAATCATTCAATCCTGGGACACAGCATTTCTTAAAACTCAACGCTCTGACTATTCAGCCTGCACAACATGGGGGATATTTTATCATCCAGACGATGAGGGGGTGTCCCAGCCGAATTTGATTCTTTTAGACTCCTATAAAGAAAAGCTAGAGTTCCCTGAGCTAAAAAAAGCGGCATATGACAAATACTGGGAATGGGAGCCAGACCAGATGGTTGTCGAAAAGAAGGCATCCGGCGCGCCTTTGATTTTTGAACTTAGGGCAATGGGCATACCCGTAACGGAGTTTACACCATCACGCGGACAGGATAAGATAGCACGAGTGAACGCGGTTACAGATTTATTCGCTAGTGGCGTTATATGGACTCCGCCAAAAAGATGGGCTGAGGAATTAATCGAAGAGTGTGCTGCGTTCCCCTCTGGAGACCACGATGACCTTGTGGACTCCACAACGCAAGCCCTACTTAGGTTCCGCCAAGGGGGGTGGCTGAGAACTAACATGGACGACTGGGATGATGAGCCTAGTTACCGTAGACCAGTAGAGTATTATTGATGGCAATCGAAAAAAACATGAAGCCCTCCGAAATCGAAATGCAAGAGGGCGGCGCAGTCGAGGTGGAAGTTATCAACCCTGATGCAGTCGCAATAAGCACTGAAGACGAGGGGATGATTATTGATTTTGAGGGTGGCATTACTCAACAGATAATCGGCCCGTCCCACGATGATAACCTGGCGGAACTTATAGAAGAATCCGACCTACAGGAAATGGCCTCCGAACTTGTAGATGATTTTGAGTCCGACAGGCAGTCTCGCTCAGATTGGGCGCGCTCATACGTCAAAGGACTTGACCTGCTGGGAATGAAGATTGAAGAGCGCCAACAACCATGGGCTGGTGCGTCAGGAGTGTTCCACCCAGTTCTTACTGAATCTGTTATTAGATTCCAGGCTCAAGCCATGGGCGAAATATTCCCTCCCTCGGGACCTGTCCGTACAAAAATTGTAGGCAAGATGACGCCAGAAAAGGTTGAGCAGTCTCAGCGCGTCGAAGATGAGATGAACTATCTGCTGACGGAGGAGATGACAGAGTATCGTGATGAGATGGAACAGCTTTTGTTCAAGCTGCCCCTGGCTGGCTCTGCCTTTAAGAAAATTTACTATGACCCAATTTTAGAGCGCCCATGCTCAATGTTTGTACCCGCTGAGGATTTTGTTGTTTCCTACGGCGCGGCAGACCTTCGGACCTGCCCAAGATACACGCACATAATGAAAAAAACCGGGAATGAGGTATACGAACTTCAGGTAAACGGTTTCTATCGGGAGTTTGACCTACCTGCCCCAGAGCCTGACTACTCAGATATTCAGGAAAAATACGACGAGCTAGAGGGGGACACGACAGTCATTGAGGATGATGACCGCCACACACTTCTTGAAATGCATGTCGATTTGGTTTTGCCAGAACCCTTTGATGACCCGGACGGACTTGCCTGTCCATATGTTGTTACAATCGAAAAGTCCTCGAGAACTATTTTGTCGATTCGCAAGAACTGGTATGAGGGCGATGAAAAAAAACAAAAGCGTATGCACTTCTCTCATTACCGTTATTTGCCAGGTTTGGGATTTTACGGAACTGGGCTTATCCATATCATTGGGGGCTTGGCG